TAAACTTTATTCGTGAAGCCTTTCCTAGTCAGACGGATACGGGTTTACCCATCTATTACGCTGTTTTTGACTACAACACGTTTATTCTTGGCCCGATGCCAAACTCAAACTATACGGTTGAGTTGCATTATTTCTACTACCCGCCTTCAATTGTGACGGCTGGTACATCGTGGCTTGGGGATAACTTTGAATCCGTGCTCCTGTATGGCTCCATGCTAGAAGCGGCGTCATTTATGAAGTCTGATGCCGATGTGGTTAAAAACTATACAGATCGGTACAACGAAGCACTATCGTTACTCAAGATGTTGGGTGATGCTAAGGATCGTCAGGACGCCTATCGTTCTGGGCAGGTGAGGTACCCGGTCAAATGATCCCTGATCTGTCCGGCAAGAAGATCGCAATCGTGGCTATGGGTAAGTCCCATAATCAGTTTGTGCTGGCTAAAACCCACTCCCAGCCGATTGATGAGGTCTGGGCAATCAATGCTATGGCAGGCGTTATCTATCACGACAGGGTGTTTATGATGGATCCAGCGAGCCGGTTCTTGGATTCTGATGACGCTGGCACCCAGACTGGGATTATGCGGTCTGTACTAGCAAGCCATCCCGGCCCGATCTATACCTGCGAGTTAGATGACCGTTGCCCCGGATTGGTGGATTTCCCCCTCGATGAGGTCATGAACGCCTGCGGAACGGGGTACTTCAATAACACGGTGGCTTACGCTATTGGATATGGCATTGCAGCAAAAGTGGCTGAGATGCATCTGTACGGGATTGACTTCTCCTACAAGAAGGTTGTGCATTTTGCCGAGGCTGGACGGGGCTGCTGTGAGTTCCTGCTGGCTAAGGCTATGGAGCGTGGCATTAAGGTTGGGATCGCTCAGGGGTCTTCCCTGCTAGATACAAATGAGCCAATAGCAAGTAAACTCTATGGGTATCACAGACTGGCTGAACCATTGGTGGTAGGCATCGAAGACGATAAGTTTGTGACCAAAAAGTATTCCGAAATCAAAGATTCTTTAGAACCACAGGAGCCTGAGTACCGTGCTCCAGAAGCGCTGAGGACTTAATGTTTGAAGTAAAGATGGGGCAGATCCATAGCCCAATGATTAAAACCAGCGACTTTGGTGGCTTGCCGCTAGAGGATTTGGCTGAGGTATGCGCCGACAAGATCGTAGGTGTGTCTGACTCTGCGCCCCCGGCTATCCGTGAGCAGGCTAAGTATTTCCGGCAACAGATTGAAAAGACAATTTTTGAGTATTTAAAGAGGGCAGCGCAGTCTGAGAGGGCTACCTGTATTCAAGTTTGTGTTCAGGGCGGGGAAGAAAAAGCCGCTCATTTATTAAGGAGAAGTTAAATGGCTTTCACCGGTAATTTCATGCCAACATCTTTCAAGGTTCAGATCCTTCAAGGTGTCCACAATTTTTCAACCGGCTCCGGTCAGACCTTTAAACTGGCTATGTATGACAACAGCGCCTCGTTTACTGCTGCAACCACGGCTTACACCACAACTAACGAAGTATCGGCTTCAGGCTCTTACACGGCTGGTGGTGGTACGCTGACTAAAGTTACCCCGGTATCTTCGGGAACTACGGCGTTTACCGACTTTGCTGACATCTCGTTTACTACGGCAACTATTACCGCTTACGGCGCCATGATCTATAACGACACGGCTACGGGTAATCCCGCAGTAGCGATTCTGGACTTTGGTGGTGCTAAGACTTCGACTTCGGGGACTTTTACCATTATCTTCCCTGCGGCAACAGCAACCGGGGCGATCATTAGAATCGCCTAAATGGACTAAAATGTGGCGACAATTAGTGGCTGGGGAAAAGGTTCTTGGGGGCAAGCCCCTTGGGGATCTGACCAAACCAACGTCGAAGTTCCGCTTGGTGGCTGGGGCTATGACGGCTGGGGCACAACCGCTTGGGGTGTTGGCGGCGGTGTCCAAGCAAACGGCGCTGTTGGATCAGTCACAGTCCAAACAACAGTCAGTGTTAACGTCAATGTTACCGGCGTATCTGCGACAGGATCAGTTGGTCAGGTACTTGTCTCTGGCGCTGCAAACGTCCCAGTCATCGGTGTTCAGGGACAGGGATTCATCGGGCAAGCCCAAACAACCGCCGGTGCTTCTGTCTCCGTCACGGGAGTCCAAGGCAACGGGTTCATTGGGCAGGCCGCAGTCAGTGGAAGTGCAAATACCAACGTCACGGGGGTCTCAGGTAGCGGTTCTGTTGGCTCCGTTACCGCCAGCGCAGGGGCTAGTGTCACCCTTACCGGGGTCAGAGCAACAGGCTTTATCGGGCAAGCGCAAGCCACAGGAGCAGCAAACGTTACCCTCACAGGGGTTAGCGGGTCTGGTCAAATCGGTTCAGTTACGGTTGTCCCGCAGACAGTCGTTCCGGTCACAGGCGTTCAGGCCACAGGCTTTGTCGGGCAGGTCACTGTTACAGGTACTGGGGTTGTTACTGTTACTGGCGTTCAGGCGGTTGGCTTCATCGGTCAAGCAAATGTCGTCCAAAGCGCTTCGGTCACACTTACCGGCGTTCAGGGCACAGGCCAGATTGGTCAAGTCACCACTCAGGCTAATGCCGATGTACCTACCACTGGGCTACAAGCCGTTGGTCAGGTTGGGTCGGTTACAGCGTTTATCGGGGATGCCAATGTTTACCCAACGGGCGTTCAAGGAAATGCTCAGGTCATGTCTGTCTTTATATCGGTTTGGACTTCGGTTAATGACAGCCAGACCGCTAACTGGCAAAATGTCAATGATTCGCAGACTTCAGGTTGGGTACCCGTCAATGATTCACAGACCCCAAGTTGGGTCGATATAGCAGCGTAAAGGACTAAAAATGACTATCAACCGCACCACCCTTTTGGATCTCCCGCTTCCAGTTACTGGAACCGAGTCTGGTACTTGGGGAGATGTTACAAATAACGGGTTAACCCAATACCTAGATATCGCCATCGCCGGACGGACTGCGTTAACCAGTTCAGACTTTACCGCCGGTGCTTTGACTATTTCGACGACAGAGGGTGATTCTGGCGCAACCAACATCGTGGCTGGAAGTGCCCAATACGCCACTCTCTACGTATCTTCGTTGGCGGCTAACTCCACGATCACGGCCCCTAGTTCAAACCGGGCGTATCGAGTTATCAACGCAGACGCTACCTACACCCTGACGGTTAAGGCTTCGGGTCAGACCGGAGTTACATTCCCAGTCAGCACCTCTGGTACGGTTGTGTTTAACGGCACGGACTACCAGATCGTTGATACCTTCAGCACCCTGCTCAACGTTGATAACCTAAGATTAGACGGCAACACGCTGTCTGCAACCAACAACAACGGAAATGTCACGCTGTCTGCAAACGGTACAGGTCGAGTTCAGGTTACAGGTACTTCTGCGGTTGCTGGCGGTATTGAGTTTTATGAGGATACCGACACCGGTACTAACTACATTGCTCTGCAAGCACCATCAAGTGTTGCTTCAAACGTAAGTTTTACCCTGCCCAGTGCAGATGGTACAAGCGGACAAGTTTTGCAAACCAACGGTAGCGGTGTACTTTCTTTTACAACCCCGTCTGCTGGTATATCAACAGGAAAATCTATCGCAATGGCGATGATTTTTGGGTTTTAGTGTCCCTATTTAAGGAGTTTTAAATGGCAAATCCAAATATTGTTAACGTCACGACGATTTACGGTAACTCGTCTAGTACGTCTCTCACAACAACTAGCGCAACATCTCTAGTCAGCAACGCTGCGGCAAGCGGGAAGGTCTTCAAGATCAACTCAATTGTTGCGGCTAACGTGGATGGTACATCTGCGGCTGATATTACGATCAACGTCTACAGCGCAGCGGCTCTAGGTGGAACGGCGTTTCCAATCGCTTCTACCATCTCTGTCCCGGCTGATGCTACGTTGATCATTACGGACAAGACGACATCGTTCTACCTGCTTGAGAACCAGTCCATCGGTGCAACAGCAGGCTCGGCAAGTGACCTAGTGGTTACTGCCTCGTGGGAAGAGATAAACTCGTAAGGATCTGAGATGCCCATTCACGGCTACCCCGGTAACGTAATTACCGCCAATCCAGTTGCACCAACATCAACGGTTGCAACGGGCGTTTGGACTACTGAACAACAGTTAAAGGCGGTTGCGGCTGGGAATTGGCCTGTCACGATACCTGCCCAGCAGATTAGTCGCAGTCTGCGGTTTAACTCTGCGGATAGTGCGTATCTGAATAGGACACTAAGTTCTGGAAATCAAAAAACTTGGACTTGGAGTGCATGGATTAAAAGAACAAGTTTAACCGACAGCGATTTATTTACTGCAAAATTTACAGGGGGGTCTTACCCAAACGCAGCACTTTCGTTTGATGCAAATGTCCTTAGATTTTGGTCTTATACAGGAAGTGCGTTTCGGTGTAATAAATATACTACTCAGGTTTTTCGTGATGTGAGTGCTTGGTATCATTTAGTTATTGTTGCTGATACCACAAATGCAACCGCTGAAGATAGATTTAAAATGTATGTAAACGGGGTACGAATTACTGCGTTTAGTACAAACACAAACCCAAGTCTAAATGATGATTTGTATATTAATGAAAACACCAACCATGTAATAGGCGGGTACGCCGCAGGTGGTTATGGTTATTTCAACGGCTACATCACCGAAGTCAACTTTATTGGCGGTTCAGCCCTAACGCCATCCTCATTTGGTCAGACCAACGCATCGACAGGCGTATGGGAGCCTATTGCTTACACGGGTTCTTATGCGGGAACAAATTCGTTTTACCTGAATTTCTCAGACAACTCCAATACCACGGCTGCAACGCTAGGCAAGGACTATTCAGGCAACGGTAACAACTGGACACCTAACAACTTCTCGGTGACCGCTGGCGTTGGTAATGACTCGATGGTGGATTCCCCCTCGCCCTATGGGACGGATACGGGAGCCGGAGGCGAAGTGCGGGGAAATTACTGTACTCTGAATCCGTTGCGTTTTGGAACAGGTTCCGGTTCAACAACAACTATTTCAGACGGAAACTTAAAGATTGCGTGTTCAAGTAATGCAGGCTCCACAATTGGAACAATTGCAATTCCGTCAACTGGTAAGTGGTATTGGGAAGCAGTAGTTCCAACCCAAACATATAATTTTATGATGGTTGGCGTTATAAAAAACCAAGAATTGCTTGCAAACTTAAATCTTTCGATTGGAAATTTGTCAACTGGTTACGCAGTTTATGCTTTCAATGGACAAAAATATAACAATGGGTCAAGTTCAACTTATATGGCGGCTCCTTCACAAAATACAGTTGTGACAGTTGCTTTTGATGCAGACACAGGTTCTCTTTATGTTGGTGCTGGTGGAAGTTGGGCAAATGGTAGCGGCAGTACCAATCAGACATGGGCAAATGCGGTAGCCGCCTACACAGGAATAACAGGAACTATCCATCCAGCAAGTAGTTTTGATACTGGAAATTGTTACGTCAACTTCGGTCAACGTGCCTTTGCCTACACAGCCCCCTCTGGCTTTAAGGCATTGTGTACACAGAATCTGCCTACGCCGACCATCGGCGCTACTAGCACTACACAGGCGAATGCTTACATGAATGCGGTGCTGTGGACGGGTAATGGCTCTACGCAAAGCATTACTAGCGTAGGATTCCAGCCTGATTTGGTGTGGACAAAAGACCGTGGGGCAGCATTTGACCATACATGGTTTGATGCGGTGCGTGGGGCTACTAAATTCTTGCGGTCTAATTCCACATCAGCAGAAGAAACGCAGTCAGATTCTTTAACGTCATTTAATTCAAATGGTTTTTCTGTTGGCGCTGATGCGGTTCGTAATAACATCAATAAAAGCGGCGCATCGTATGTTTCTTGGAATTGGAACGCTGGCGGCTCAACTGTAACCAACACCTCTGGCACTATATCGGCACAGGTCAGGGCAAATACGACTAGCGGGTTCTCGATTGTTACTTATACGGGGAACGGCTCCGCAAATCAGACCGTGGGCCACGGGTTAGGGGTCGCACCTGTTTTTGGAATACTGAAAGACAGGGACACAAATAGCAATAACAACCAATGGCATGTTTTTGCCACTGCGTATGGAGATTACTACGGATACTTGTCTGCGACCAATGCTTTTGCTGCAACCGCAGAGTTTTACCCAACATCAGGAAGTTCAACCACGGTCACAATTGGTAGAAGTTCTCCTGTTGCAAACTCAAACGAAAGCGGTGACAACTATGTGATGTATCTATTTACACCAGTAGCGGGGTATAGCGCCTTTGGAAGTTATGTGGGCAATGGTTCTACGGATGGGCCGTTTGTGTACACGGGCTTCCGTCCTGAGTTTGTGATGATTAAAAGCGCAACTACCGCCGGAACGTCTTGGGAGATGTTTGACAATGCAAGAGAAACGTCTAATTTAATGGATTTGGAACTGCTTGCAAACAGTGCTAACGCTGAAGGTACATACACGTTTGGTGATTTTGTATCTAATGGATTTAAGTTACGGTCAACCAACAATGGCGTAAATCAATCTTCGGCAACTCTGATATATATGGCTTTTGCCGAATCACCCTTTAAGTACGCTTTAGCACGATAGGATCGACATGGACTACCCCGGTAAAGTCATAACCAAAACTCAGGTAACTCCTACCCAGACCAGCGCATCGGGTAACTGGACGCTGGACGATCAAGCCGCAGCCATCAAGAACAACAACTGGCCCGTGGCCCTTGTTCCAAACCCCATCAGCAAATCGCTGAGGTTCAATAGTGCGGATGGTGCTTGGCTGAATAGAAGTCTTGCCACTTCAGGAAACCGTAGAACATGGACGTGGAGCGGTTGGATTAAGGGTATGGGTAGCGGTGATGCTATCTTTGGTGCGGCTGGTTCTGGGGGCGGTCAAGGAGCGTTGTACTTTACAAGTAGTTCTTTGACACTTCGTGAATACGCAGTAGAAACCGGGTCAGAAACTTTTAGTGTAATTACAAGTGCCGTTTACAGAGACCCTTCTGCTTGGTATCACATTGTTGCCGTATTTGACACAACTCAGGCAACTTCTTCAAATCGCATAAAACTTTATGTGAATGGGTCACAAGTTACCGCGTTGTCTACAGCCTCTTATCCAAGTTTAAATTTTGAAGCATATAACATTAATAACTCGTCAAAACGAGCATTGATTGGTACTCAAAACTTTAGTGGTAGTGGAACAATGAATGGCTATCAAACAGAAGTCAACTTCATCGACGGTCAGGCTCTTACCCCGTCAGACTTTGGCCTAACCAACCCACAGACAGGTCAATGGATACCTAAGAAGTACACAGGAACCTACGGGACTAACGGGTTCTACTTGAACTTCAAGGATGCGACCTCGACCACCACGCTGGGCTACGACTACTCTGGCAACGCTAATAACTGGACTACTAACAACTTTAGCGTGACTGCTGGTGCTGGCAACGACAGTCTGACGGATGTTCCTACCCCGTGGTTTGCGTATAACACCACAGGCGATGTAGGTGGAGTATTTAGGGGCAACTACTGTACTCTGAACCCTATTGGCTCTAGTGCAACTCTTGCTTTGGTTAACGGCAATTTAGATATTCCAAACAATCAAAACAACAAAGCAAATCAAGGGACAATCGGCGTTTCGTCTGGGAAATGGTATTGGGAAGTAACAGTAAACGCTGATTCAAAACCATGTCCATATTTAGGTGTTACATTTAGATCACAAGAAAACGACCCCGATGCTTCCCCGGCTCTATCCAACACGGTTGGAAGGTCGGTTATTAGGTTAGCCAATAACTACCTGTATAAAGATTATACGTCTACAGGTGGTATAGCAACGGGTGGAACAGCCCAAGGAACCAATGGAGTAGTAGGAATTTCGTTAAACTTTGATACAGGTGAAATTAAGTATTACAACAACAATACTTTGTTTCATACAGATTCCACAATTCCAACTAACGGAACGATTTTGTTTCCTTATGTAGGATTAACAAACTCTGGAGGGGCAGGGTGGAATTCTGCTGCATTTAATTTTGGTCAACGCCCATTCGCCTATACGCCGCCATCCGGGTTCCTGTCGCTATGCACGACTAACTTGCCAGCATCGACTATTTTGAAAGGCAGCGAGTATATGAATGCGGTTACTTATGCTGGTTCCGCATCTCAGCAAACAATAAATTCTAATCTTTCGATACTTGATTTTGCATGGATTAAGAACCTAACTGCTGCTCGTGACCATATAGTGGTGGATACAGTTCGTGGTGGCTCACCAATGCTAACTTTGTATCCAAGTTTTACCTACGCAGATGATAATACTTCACCAAACTACAACCCAACATCTATCAGCGGCAGCAGTATCGTTTTGGGGGGTGCAAAACTTGGTATTAACAATTCAGGAGAAAACTTTGTTTTGTGGGGCTGGAATGCTGGCGGCTCAACCGTAACAAACACTAGCGGAACAATTTCAGCGCAAGTCAGGGCAAGCACTACCTCTGGGTTCTCGATTGTGACGTATACGGGTACGGGTGCTAACGCTACTGTGGGGCATGGATTAGGTGCTGTTCCTCGTATGATTATTCTTAAAGGTAGAGATACTGCGTATAACTGGCGTGTATATCATGCAAGTTTGGGCAATACAGGTGGAGTCTTTTTAAATACCACAGCAGCCTTTACCTCAACTAGCGGTTACTGGAACGACACTACACCAACATCTACTGTATTTACTATTGGAACAGACCTTGGAATGAACCAGAGTGCCGCAACCTATGTTGCCTACTGCTTTGCCCCCATCTCTGGCTTCTCTGCGTTTGGATCGTACACAGGTAACGGCAGCACAGACGGCCCGTTTGTTTACCTTGGGTTTAGGCCGAGGTTTATTTTGATTAAAAGGTCAAGCGATGTTGATGATTGGTTTATGTATGACACCGCACGTTCTCCATATAACCCGATGAACTTTGTTCTTAGCCCTAACTCATCGGCTGCTGATACGGCAACAACAAATCCAGACAATTTATCAAATGGGTTCAAACTACGCAGCACATCTGGTGGTACAAACGCTTCTGGTAGCACATACATCTACATGGCGTTTGCCGAGAACCCATTCAAAAATGCTTTAGCCCGATAACTTTTTAAGGAGTAGTTATTATGTTTGCAATAGTTCAAAACGGTAACATCGTTCAACTCATCCAGCCGGATGTAGCCTTTGTCATTGGCGAGAAGCAATACTCAGCCAGATTTATCCGCAACGCTACCGAGGCAGAGCGCAAGTCTGTTGGTGTCTACGAGGTCATCCAAGGCACTCAACAAGACCAGCGGTTCTACTGGGTAACTGGCCCGTCCTACCGTGTCAACGAGACAAACCAGACCGTTGAGGCTACCTACACGGCTACTCCCAAGGCTATTGAGGACAAGGAAGAAGTAGATGCACAGGGCAACCCAATGTACGTTCAGGTCTTGGATAAATCTGATCCTGCCAATCCGGTCATGGTAAATTCCACAGAGCGTTTGGTCACTAAGGGTCTCAAGTCACAGTGGATCGCACAAACTAAAGCCGCTGCTAACTCAGAACTTGCCCAAACCGACTGGATGGTAATCCGCAAGGCCGAGCGCAACGTAGAGATTCCCGGTGGTGTAATGGCTGACCGTGCCGCTGTATTGGCTTTGTGTGCTGAGAAAGAGGCTGCGATTGCCGCCTGCACAACGGTTGAGCAGTTAATGGCTGCAGTTCAGGGGTAAATATGAAACGCATAGTCGAAGCGCAGGACATTGACGGAACCATAGTGCCAAAGCACGAAGTAGAACTGCTTTGCAAAGCCTGTGGGTATGACTTGGATGAGTCTGAGTTAGAGGCCGACACCTGCGCCGACTGTGGAGTTGACTTAGATCTCCAGCAAAACGTAGCAATCCATACGACAACACTACCTGCTGCTGGCGGCGGGGTGTTCTAAAAGGATGAATTTTGTCAGATTTAGATCCGATTATCAGTACCGCAAAGGCGGCAACTAAGAGTATTAAATCTGCCATTGAGTCAGGCAGAGAGGTCAGTTCGGCAGTAGAGTCAATTCAAAACTTTGGGATGGCGGAGGTCAAAGCCCGTCATGCTTTTAAAGCAGTACGTAGTAGGCAAGAAGGCGAAATAACAATCATGACCGCCATGAGCGAGTGGCGCAGGCTAGATCAGATACGCCGCATGGAGTTGGAAGTAAGAGACTTTCTGATCCAGCAGTTTGGTGAGTTTAAGGGTACCGAGGAGTTTGAGAAGGTCAAGAAGATTAAAGAAGACATGATGGCCCGTCATGCCAAAAGTAAGGATGCACTGGGTAGGGATGTAGCGAAGTTGCGAGAGTTGCAGATTATTTGTGTGATGCTGGCATTTCTGGTTGTCACTATTTATTACATCATGAAGGGTCATCTGTAATGGCTGAGAAACTAAACGCTAACGACACGCTCTCAAAGGTGCTGGCGTACGTTGACTCGCCGTTCAAACTTATTGCCCTGATCCTCATGGCGGTCTTGGCCTTTGGTGGCTGGATGCTGTATGACAACAAAGACCTAATCGTAGGCACCTACAAAGAGCATCAGAAGTTGCCAGACATTGTGGAAGACCGT